GGGTCTTGTAGAACCATGGGATTACCTGCAATCGTTTGGAATACTGTCGTTAGGGTTGCCAAGTCATCTTTGTAATTCTTATTCTCACCCGATACATCTACTTCACAGTCCCATACAAAGTCCTCAAATATGTCTTTCCAAGTCTTGTCAGGAACATCAGAAGGTTTGATAAATCTCTGACTACCCATCTTTGCAAACTCACCTTTCAATTCATTCTCTGCTTCCTCCGTTAGCATAGCTTGTTCCTCCTGTGTTACAGGTCTTCCCTCTAGCAAGTTTTCTTTTATAACCTTATTTGCATACTTGATTGCTGCGTTTGGAATGTACTCAGAATCAATCACTTCAATCTGTTCTGCTGTTAGAACTTCTGTAACCTCGTCTGTTGTATCAAGTGTTGTAACAACATAAGGTAGGATATGTTCACGCATCATTTCCTCGATGTAGAATCCTTTATTCTCTACCATGATTTCAAACAATGAATGTGCCTCTTGCTGTAGTGCTTCAACTTGTCTCCAAGCTGTTCCTGATGGAGCAGTATTACCCATCAATGAATCTGGTGTAGATGTAATCTCTTGTGCTAACGCTTTCCATTGTGAGCCGAATGATTGTAGTGCTGAGACATCGTGTGAACTATTGTTTAGTTGTGTCAAAGGTTGTCCCATCTCATGTACCATAATGTCGCCAGATTCAATGTTCGTTAGAGCATTTCTACCTGCGTAGTTAGCATCAGATGTTTGGAATATAAGTTTAGAAGCTAGGTCTAGATGGTCTTTAATCGCCTTAGCTGTGTGATTTACCATCCATTGTGCCTCGAACAAATGTTCAACTGCACCAATAGATAATGTTCTACCATCCTCTTTGATGAGGTGAGTAATCATGTAAGGGTGTTTCTTTTCCTTACCACTTACGAGTGTAAAGTCTTTGTAATCACGATTCCTTCCTCTGCCCTCACCAACGTAAGAAATAACGTGCATCTGTTGTGTATAAGTCTCTTCGTCTTCCTCTTTTCCTGTTAGGTGTGATAGAGGTAACTCACCATGTATTTCAAATACCTCAACCATGTCGTCTTTGTTATCTTTGTTTCTCTTATCCAAAGTCTTGCGTGATGTTAAAGCATTACACAAAGCATTTACCTGCTCTTTGTCATAACCATGTGTAACAACTCTCTTGCGTAACTGTGCTTCGGTTAGATATAGCTTCTCAATTACTGGAGCATCTTCAAAACTTACTTGGTCAACTATTAATCTGTTCCACGGGATAACCTCAGCAGACAATCCGTCATCTTTCTTTGTAAACTTAATTACTGACGAACCATATCTTGCTAGTGAACGACCCCAGTCATTTAGGAATGCACCAAAGTAATTCTTTCTCATCCATTCGTGTAGCTTAATCGTTGCAAGGAACGAAGCGATATAATCACTACGCTTTCCTGCTCGTATCTTAATGTTCTTTCGGTCAATGTCTGTGGCACGATACCAAATATTTACAGACGCTGTAACAATGTTAAAGAAAGGTTTTTCCCTCTCCATTGAGTCTACTGCACCTGATGTATGCTTTGAATTAAGATAGGCATCAACTTTCTCCAAAGTCTCGTGCATATCAAACTCTACATATTCACTTATTGTAGTTGGACCACTTATATAATCTTGCTCCTGTTTCCTAATTATCTCACCTATTGATTCTGTCATTTATTTTGTACTGTTTACGACCAGTACGTCACCACCTTTTAATTTAATATCTAATAATTATACCACACGTTTGAGCAAATCTAAACGCAACCACTTCCTACAATACAAACATGGTGTTGCTTCTACTTCTGGGTTATCGCAATGAAAAGATATATCCCTTACCATGTCGTAGTCAGGTCTGTGTCCAAATAGCCAACACTTAAAGCGTAGGGTATACCAAAAGAATTTGTCACGATATACACGATATTTATATGTGAGTCGGTATTTCATCTTGTACTGTTGTTATTAAAGTTACTTCGGATTGAATCAAACCTCTCGTTCTGTAGTTTTATTGCTCTTGATTTCTCCTCTGATTGTCCTGGTATCATTCTACTCATAACATGGAAATACATTCTCATAATAAAACAGTCAGAATCATCGGGACTTCTACCTATTGCGTTCTTAACATCTTCCTTTGCCATAGCCATACGCTTACCATCACCACTTGATACGTCTTGATACGCTGCCAACTCCTCGATAACCTTATCCTTGCCGTCACCTTGTACTCTACTTGCTATCTTATGGTTATTCACTAGGTTAGAAAGAACGAATACACACTGTGACCTTAGGTTCTTGTAATCACTAACAAGTGGAACTAATGGATTCTCAATATGTCCTACACCAGGAATACGAGTAATAGGCATATCGGTCTTGATAGGTGCATAGGATGATTTGAATCCAACTATACCATCCAGCATTGATGACGAAGCAACACCAGCTCCCACACCTATTGCATCTACTGCGATATGTGAATATGGTATTTGATACATTGAAGCATACTCTCTAATCTTTCCTACAATGAGTTCTGTATTCAATCTCTCAAACTTCTCACGTCTAGTCTCCTCTAACCCTTCCCAGAACGAAAATACAGTCTTATCTGAGCCATCATCAGCAATATCCACAATCATATACTTATCTGCGGACTTGGTAATTGTGTTACTGAACATATCTACTATCGCATCATACTTAAACAATGCTCCAGCGTTCTCAACATGCTCTGCGAGTATCTCTTGTCTATACGCAACCTGATTGCCTTCGTATTCTTTTATCAGTGAGTCCTTTTCGTCTTGTGGTAGGTGTGGGTTATCATATGTGGAGAAGTTAAAGCACGCATAAGACTTATCCGTCTGTGCAACCATCTCAAGTCTCTTTAGATTAGGATTCTCTTTCTTTGGAGTACCAATAAACGTAGCCGAACCACCTGAGTCGATAAGTGTTGGTCTGAATATCTCTTGCCAACCAACTTGAAAATCCTTCATTGTGTCAACCTCATCGAACACAAGTTTGTACGCTGACTTACCTCTAAAGTTCTCTCTGTTCTCCCAACCAGCAAGTTTAATCATAGACTTACCGCCATCCTCTGTGGGTACGATAGCTTCGAGTCTAACTTCATTGAACTCTGCTATGCCGTGTAATCGTTTACGCAAAAGTAACCAGATGATTTCTCTGGCTTGTATTTGATTCGGTGCAACATAAAATATATTCCTATCCTTTCCAGTAATTGCAGCAAAACACATATCCTCTATTTCAAGAGTACTTTTTCCTGCTCTACGCCCTGCACGGATTACTTTGAATCTGGCGTTAGACAGCACTATGTCCCTCTGTTTGTTGTGTAGCTGCATTTTTGAAGACTCCATCAAAGTTAATTACTATCTTCTCACCACCACTGGTTATATCATTGTCCTGTCTAGGATTTCCTTCTGCTAATTTCCAAATAATCTCCTTGTCCATTCCATCTAACCAATCATCTCTCTCTTCGTCTGTCATCTTTGAAAGATATTCCCTAGCATAGTCTTTCATTGTTTTACCTTTTGGTCTACCTAAAATATTTCCACTCTGACCTTTCTTCCAGAGCCATGGTTTTAATGTGTTTGCATTTTGATTATCGTTGGAATTCATGTGGACTTTTACCTTTACTTTTTTTTTTACCCAGGTTACATTTAA